TATTAAATGTAAACTTGTATCAACGAGTCCAAAGCAAAGAGCATTTGGATAAGCTTGCCAATCAGGAGCCGGTATGGGAACTTTTACAACAAGAGGAATTCGTCGATCTGTTATTTCATTTGAACGGGCATGGGGATGTTCTGAAGAGGACTTGCCCTACTTCCGTGGAACAATTAGCTGCCGTCCTAGCGATGATCCGCCCCGCCAAGAGATACCTGATTGGGAAACCCTGGACGACGATTATGAAGGAAGTGTGGACGAAGCCTAAGAATGGTGAGTATTACTTTAAAAAGGCTCACGCTGTAGCTTATGCAGTTGCAATCGTGGCGCAGATGAATTTGATTTGCGAAGAATTTGTACTTTTTAAAAGTACGAATCAGCTCTAAGACATCTTTCTAATAAGGCTAATTTGTCGCCGTTTAGTTCGCTTGGTAATCACATTTGTCAGACTAGTTTGATGCCCGTACAGCATTTCAAAGTCTTTGGTGCTAAAAGTTTTGAGGATATATGAAAACCGACGCATGGGCTCTTTGAGCACAATATTAATAGGGATTAGGCGGTTTGATCCCCACCACCATTCTTCTCCACATTCAATGAATGCAGTTTTGTCATCGTCGCCTTTTAGCTGGTTGTAGACATACATTGTGACCACAGTTTGGTCACTGTTTTGTACAATTCCAACCAATTCGCTGTCGCCGTAGCGCACCAAGCTCATAAAAGGAAAGCGTTCTAGAAATTCTTTTAGCTTACTATCCATCGTCTTTACTTACCTTTTATTTGTCTAGCGGTCATGCTAAATAATGATATGGCTACTTTAAACACAACTATTCCAACAGCTTCTCTTAACTACGCTGGTGCGGGCACCGGGCATAGTCTGACACGACATGCACCGAGCTACACTGATCAACGCATAGTTTGGTTTAAAGGTGTGGATAATCTATTAGATCTTACCGTTACAGGAACAGATCGTAGACCTGTAAGTTTATTGAATAAAGAATTAACAGTCACCCTATGGGATACCACAACAGGAACTACAATTTTTCGACGCCGAGCTATTGCCACCGTTCCAGAAAATGGACAAGCCAGACTAACTGTTTTTGCCAGAGATTTAATGACCACACCCAGCGGAATTTACAAGTTAGGTGCTACCTTTGTTGATGGCAACGGTTTAGAAACTGCCCTAACTTGGAATAGAGCAATGCAAGCTGGATTTGACATTGAAATCAAAGACGAAGTAATTCCAACTAGCAGAACCACAGTTGCAGTTGACTCTTGGACTAACTCCGGCGGCAATTATTTTTCCAGTGCTGTAAACGGACCCAGTTTTTATCGCAAAGATTCGAGTCTGTTTTCGGTGGCCTTGTACGCAACCAACTATACTGGCACCGTCAAAATACAAGGCACACTGGATGAGGTGGTGACCGGAAACACTCTTTGGGCAGACCTAAAGCCACAAGATGCCAGTTCGCCTATACTAACACTCACTGGCTATACTGGCATTGACCCATACAACTATTATGGTAGTGTTCGTTGGTTAAGAACTGTTCGCGCCGACAGCTCAAGCAACGCTGGAACTCTTGACAAAATCCTAATTAGAGTGTAAACTAGCTCTATAATGAGTCTAGTTGAAACTACTCTACGGTCCCACCTACCTGCATTAAAACCTAGCTCGTCTGGCTGGCTCAGCATGAACTGTCCGGTTTGTGTGCAAAATGGCCAGCCCAGGCCTGACACTCGTTATCGAGGCGGCTTTAGATTTGACACAGACAAAGTAGGTTATCATTGCTTTAACTGTGGATTCACCACAGGATGGAGGCCTGGTCAACGACTTGGCATCAAGCTGATCAAGCTCATGCGAGCTGTTGGCATTGATGAAGGCGAAATCCAGCGTTTAAAAATACAGCTTTGGGACCAAGTAGTACCGGATGAAGTTAGCATTGAAGAGCCATTCAAAAAGCCAGATTGGCCAGAAATACAATGGCCCTGGACAGTAAGAGATTTAACACTTGAAGCCGCAGAATATCTTGACAGCAGAGGCGTGTTAGAACTTAGCGACTGGTATACAAGTGCAAGTCCTCTGCAAAGTATGGACAGTCGTGTTATATTGCCTTATACCAGCGATGGCAAGATTGTAGGATATAGTGCTCGTTGGATTGGCAATGTGCCAGATAAGAAAACTGCAAAGATGATTAGCAGTAGACCTCCAAGCTTTGTATTCAACCTAGATCATCAAAGCCAACAGCGTAAGTACACAATAGTAACAGAAGGCGAATATGATGCATTGACGCTGGATGGTGTTGCAATTATGACCAATGAAATTAGCCCCGAACAAGCTAAAATCATTGAGGACATTGATAATGAACCTGTTGTTTTGCCTGACCGCGATCGTGCCGGAATGACCTTGGCTTTACAAGCAGCCGAACTGGGATGGAGTGTGAGTTTTCCAGAGTGGCCAGATGGCATTAAGGATGCTAACGAGGCTGCACAACAATTTGGAAGAGCTGCCACACTACAAAGCGTGATTATGGCAATTGAACCTAGTCCGCTAAAGATTAAATTACTAGCAAGGCGGTGGTGTGTTTGAAGTTAGAATAGATTGGAAACTAGGTCAAGACACAGAGGAATGGTGGAATCAAGCCTGTGCTTGGGTCTTAGAAGAATTTGGACTACCGGGCAGTTGCTACAACATAAGGTTCACAGAAAATTACATGATTTTTGATTTTGATAATAAAGAAGATGCTGTAACAATGATGTTGCGATGGGGGAAAAATTAATGGCAGACGAAGCTAAGAACTACGGGCATGATATACAACAACTGTTTTTATCGTTTTTGATCAGTAATCGAGATCTGGCTGCTCGTTGTCAGAATGTGTTAGAGCCGGAACACTTTGATCGCAGGCTCAGAGCTGCTGCCGAGTTTATTAAAACCTATATCAACGAACACGGCAACATTCCTGATGCCATACAGATCAAGGCATCAACAAATATTGAATTAACTGACCTAGGTGACCGAGCACATGAACATAGCTCGTGGTTCTTGGATGAGTTTGAGGGCTTTGCCAGACATAAGGCATTGGAGAAGGCTATTCTCCAAAGCGCCGACTTGCTGGATAAGAGCCAGTATGGTGCAGTAGAAAAGCTAATCAAAGATGCAGTTCAGGTTGGACTACCAAAGACTTTTGGCACAGATTACTTTGCAGATCCCCAAGGGCGACTAACCGCACTAAAAGATAACAACGGCCAGTTGAGCACTGGTTGGAAGACACTGGACGATAAGTTGTATGGTGGTTTTAATAGAGGCGAACTAAACATCTTTGCAGGTGCATCAGGTGCAGGTAAAAGTTTGTTCTTACAAAATCTTGCGCTTAACTGGGCAATGACTGGCCTTAACACAGTTTACTTTAGTCTTGAATTGAGTGAAGGACTGTGTAGTATGCGTATGGATGCAATGCTAACAGACACACCAACTCGCGAAGTGTTTAAGCGGCTTGAAGATGTCGATCTCAAAGTTAGAATGAGTGGTAAGAAGGCCGGAGTACTGCAAATTGTACAGCTGACCAACGGCATTACAGCCAACGACATCTTGGCATGGGTGCGCGAGTTCCAAACACAGCGCAAAATCAAAGTAGATGCTATCTTGGTTGACTACTTGGATTTGATGATGCCAGCAAGTCAAAAGATCAGTGTTAGTGATATGTTTGTTAAGGACAAGCTGGTAGCAGAAGAATTGCGTAACTTGGTTGTCAGCGAACAGTTATTGTTGGCAACAGCTAGCCAGTTGAATCGTAGTGCAGTTGAAAGCGTGGAGTTTGACCACTCTATGATTGCCGGTGGACTTAGTAAGATTCAAACTGCGGACAATGTGTTTGGTATTTACAGTACACCTGCAATGAGAGAGCGTTGCATGGTGCAGATCCAGTTTATGAAAACTCGTAGTTCTAGCGCAGTTGGGCAAAAGATTGATCTAAGTTTTAATCCAGATACTCTGCGTATATCTGACGCTGCCGATGACAGCAATGCTAATGTTAGCAAAGCATCAGATGTATACGAAAGAATCAAACAAAGGTCAAATGTAGGAACTACTGTGAATACAGGATCTTCGGCTTCGGCTCCTTGGGAGAAGCCCACTGGAACTCATGCTTGGGAAAAGCCAATGAATAATTCTGGAGCAGAAAAAGCTGAACAGCGTTCCAGTACTGCACCAGTGGCCACCAGTGTTCAACGAGCAGCCTTGGCTAAAATTGTAACGAGAGAAATCTAATTTATTTTGGCTCGTATTTAGAAACCATTGGTTCTTCTTCAGTAGCACCAAGTTCTGGTTTTACATCAGCTGCAATATCAGCTTCGTCTTCCTCAGCTGATACATTAAAATCACGGATGTCGCTACGCATTCTCTGGATCAATGAGTTATCACTGGCAATGATGTCAGCCATGCTAGCAAAAGCCGCAGTCAATAGCTTGGATTCAGCAAAGGTAATTGGCTGCTCTGCTGATAATTTGTTCAAAACCTGAATAACGCGACTCTGTAGCTCATCACTGACCAGTGGCTTTAGAGCCAGCTTTAAGCGGGCAAGTTCGCTGGCATTGATTTCATGTCCAGGCTCGCCAGTATCGGCATTGGTATCAAGTTCGCTGATCTGTGCTAAACGCTCGGCTAGCGCACGAATTTCTTTTGCACCTGTTGAAAGTTGCATGAGTTGAGTCTCCTAATAAGTTTATTTATGCATAAATAGAGTATCATCATGAGAAAACAAACCCGCAGCATTTTAGACGAAATTACCGGCTTAGTACCCAAGCAAGACAAGCATTTTCTTGTGGAAAGTCTAGCTGTGCAAGCCATTGCGCGAATTATCAACCTAACGGAAGTAATTCACCAAAATTATCCGCAGCACCAAGCCGACGAACTAATTCGTAGACTACAACTGGCCATCAAAAATGGTGATCCAGCTAAGTTTACTCGCGGTGTACGATCTATCAAGGAAAACGAACAGTGAAAGTAACTGAGTTAAAACGCACACCACTTGAAGAAGGCTTTATTGATAACCTAGTAGGTAAAGCAATTGGTATGTCCGGCGGCGACGGTATTACCGGCTTTATTAGAAGTTTACAAGGCGAAGGTGCCGCATTAAAGAAACTAGCTGATGCTATTGAAGTGGGTCTGGTAGGCGAGCTTCGCAAGCAAGCCGGACAAAACTTTGCCAAGATACAAAGAGATCAAGTACCGTTGCCTTTAACTGCAATGATCAAGCTTGGGTTGAAATCTGCCGAAGCAGTATCGTCTAAAGAAACCGGCACAGCCACAGCCGCTGGCACAACTAGTTCAGATCCTGTGAGTGCTGCTCAAATTGCCGAGCTTATTAAAAACAACAAGCGTTCTGTGGTTACTGTGGCCGGTGGCGGAGTAAATGCCATTGTTGACGCAATTGTACAGGTGGCTGGCGGAGCCGAAGCAACAGCCATTGAAAACTTAAAATATGAAAAGGCACTTGACGGTATTTGCTTGTCTCTTGCCGCAGCCACTATCATAGCCACTGGCGAGGATCTAAGCGAAACACCATTTAAAATGGATCCTGAACTCAAGCAAAAATTTGAAGAGCTTGGCGCACAGATATTAGATATTCTATTAGATCCAGCAAACGGACTAAAGCAGAATCAAGATTTCATAGACAACATTAAAAACTTAATCATTGTTCATTATCTCAATGAGCGTATTAGAAAGAGATATGCGGTAATGACTGCTGCTCAACTAACTGAGTTGATATCAAAAACACCAGTTATTTTGACTCCTGGTGAGTATAAGAGATTTTTATCACAGCATAATCCGACAGGCATTCAATCAGACCCATTAAATGCAGTAATTAATTCCGTAACAGAAGCCGTACAAGGACAATTTAAAATTTGGTTACAATTGGCAGCTGATGAAGCAGCCACAGGAAGAAAGCCACAACAATCTTTAAACTTGTACACAGAATGGGCTAGAACTGTGATCAAGATGCTTGATCAAAGCAAGTACGGATCTGCTCCTGCTCCTACTGCTCCTACTGCACCCGGAGAGCCAGAAGCCAACCCACTTGATGATGCAGGAAAATTCGTTGAGGAGTTGGAAAAACATTTGGCCTCTGGTGGAACAATTACACCCGAACAGTTAGCTATACTCAAGGAATTAATGAAATGAAATTAAAAGAAGTCAACACAGTACAACGACAAAAGCTTTATGAAGGACTTGTGTATAGCAGACAAATTCTTGCTGAGTCAGTTAGTGGCCTCACTGAAGATCAAACCAGAGTTGTAAATTACATATACAATCAATTTACTCCACTGATTCATGCAATGCTGACGGAAGCACCGCTGACCAAGGCACAAGTTGATCAGATTTTTCAAGGTATTGAAAGTGGCGCAGTAGCCGCTGGTAACAATAGAACACTAATTGGTAAAGGCGTTGATTATGCCAAAGAAGCAAACAAGATTGCAGATCAGTTTGGCGAATGGCTACAAACAACCACTCCAGTCCAAGCCGCAGATCAAAAATTTGAAAAACTGAAAAAAACTATTAAGACCTCTTTGGGCGACGATAGCAGAGTCATGAAGGGTATTAACAGCTTAGGACAATGGGCCAAAGATAACCCAGGTACTTCAGCAGCCGTAATTGGTTTAATGACAGTGATTGCCAGCATTGCTGGTAGTCCAGCAGCTGGTACAGTTGTTGCACTTGTGCTTAGAAGTGCTTTAGAACTAGTCAAAGGCGAAAAGCTATCTACCGCAGTTGGACGAGGTCTTAAGACTTATGCCATTACTTGGTTGGCAGGTCAGGCCCTAGAATTGGTCAAGGACGGCATCTTGGCAGTATTTGACCGCATTGCTGATATCTATAAGATTACCACAAACATTACACCAGTAAATGATGTTATTGGTGATGTGAACATGATGGTAGAAGTCAACGGTCGTTCTTATATTGATGTCAGCAACATGCCAATGTTTAAAGCTGACTATGAAGTACTGGACAACCTAAGAGACCAAGTATTTCAATCAGCAGAAAGAGATGCCGCAGCCTTTGCATCAGCACATCAGGCCTTTTATGCAAAGTTAGCCGAAGTCAGTACAGCAGAGTATGCAGCCAAATTGGCAGCGGCAGCTCAGCAGTCCGGTGAGACACTATCTAATGTTGCTGTCTTTGACACAGTACGAGACGGTATTAATGGTGTTGGTGATGCCATAATTGCACTTGGACAAGGCGCAGCCGCAGCCGCATCTGCCATGCCTGGTGACAAAAAAGACGCTGAAAAGCCAGAAGAAAAGGGCACAGCGTTTGACACAGAGAAGGACAAAGAAAAAAGCGGACCAGGTAATCGCAAGGTTGGTGACATTGTTCAGTTTGGTGCCGCTGGTGATCCAAGTAGTGCTCAATGGACTGGTGAAGCCGGCAAAGAATGGGAATTATTAGGCGGCGCCCTCTTTGACAGAATCATCGATGATCCATCAACAGATCGAGTGAATAACATACAGCGCGACACATCAAGGAAAGTGCATAGGTTGTTCATCGACAAGGATAGTGCTAAAAAATTATTCACCTTGGAAAGCAGAAGGCTTGCTCCGGGTAAGCAATTTGCCGTGTTTGAAGCTATTCAGTATATCTATGAAAATCCAGCAGTACTAACTCAAATCCAAACCAGTGCCAGCAAGTTGTTGCAAAAGCTTGCAGTCAAGGGTGGCAATATTACCAATAAGGTAACAGCAGATAAACTTAGACAGGCTTGGGAAAAGGCCGGCAGTCCAATGGACAGTGAAGATTTACATGACTTTTTGACTGGGCAAGGAGTTGATTCAGCAATAGTGGCAAAAACATACGAAGTCTTAGGCCACGCAGCACCAACACAGAATGTCAAACGAGTCAGTCCACCAAAGAAAGATGATACAAAGTCTGGCGAGGGAACACCAACTGATACTAAACCAGCTGACGGCAAGTCAGCTGATACCACTGCAACTACTACATCAACTACTCCAACAACAGAGCCAACAACTCCTACTACAACAACCACTCCAACCAGCGACACCACAGCCACAACAACTACATCAACTACACCAACTTCTGCTGAACCGGCTGCTCTTAAAAATCTAGCAGCAAATGTAAAAGCATTCAAAGACAAAGGCGGTGCGCTGCCAGATGATGTAAAGGCCAGATTACAAGCTCTCATTTCTAAAGCAGAAGCAACACCTGCACCTAAAGAAAGTGTACAAGTCGTCAAAAAATCTTTGACAGAAGCGGTTGCTCGTGGTCGTCAGCAGGTAATGCTCACTGAAGCAAAGGCTCGCATCGACCATCCTGAAGATCTAGTTTTTGAAGAAGGTTCAGCCGGTGCCCGTCGTGCATTAGAGGCCATTGTTCATACTGCAAAGAATCCAAGTACAGCCACAGTCAAATGGGACGGAACTCCTGCTATTATATTTGGTCGAGATGATCAGGGATTTATTCTAACAGATAAGTCAGGATTTGGTGCCAAGAAATATGATGGTATGGCTCGCAGTAGCACAATGTTTAGAGATATGCTGTACAATCGCAAGCCCGACGAGCCAGGTAGACTTGAGTATTCCACACAGTTGGCCAAACTATTCCCTATGTTGGAAAAGATGGTACCAGTTAAATTCCGTGGATTTATTCAAGGCGATGTGATGTGGATGAATCCACTGGAAGAACACAACGGCGTATTTGAGATTCAACCTCTCAAGGTAAAGTACACCATTGATGCCAGCAGTGACCTAGGTAAGAAGATTAAAAAGAGTCAAGCTGGTATTGTGGTACACAGCTACTTCTCTGATAAAACCGAAGAAGAGCCTAGAGCAATGTCTCCTGCAGAAATTGAATCATTGAAAACAAGTCCAGGCTTAATGGTACTGAGTCCAGTGATGCAGGTGAGATCTGAGGCATTTGAATTGCCCAAGGCCGACATTGAAAAAGTACAACAGTTTATTCAATCCAAGGGTCCAGCCATTGATCGCTTGCTGGATAACATGACTGTTAGCTCAATGAAAATTTCTAACCTACCAGATATTTTCAAGAGCTTCTTGAATTTTAAAGCTTACCAAGGCAAGGATGGATTTGTCCAACAAGAATTCCTTAACTGGCTGAACAGTCCAGACAGTAAGCTGACAGCCAACAAGTTACAAAATGTCATGGCACATTTAGAAAAGAACAAGGCTGGGTTTGACGCAGTATTTAAATTGGCCAATGCTTTGGTTAATTTAAAATATCTACTCAAGGCTCAGCTAGATGCACACGCTAGTCAGAATAACTCTGTGCTTGCAACAGTTAAAGGCCAGTCAGGGCACGAAGGCTTTGTGGCAGATACACCGCACGGTAAAATTAAATTAGTTAATCGTCCTGTGTTTATGAAAAAGTAAAGGTGTATAATGGAAAACGAACAAGACAACAGTTTTAGTTTTATTAGAGAAAATTGTAACGAAAGTAAAATGTTTCGTAACAATTACCTGTCTCAACTGACTCTTAGAGACACAGCCGATAGTGTGTTTCTTAACATGCTAACATTGTATATGTTGAGTGCAGAGTTTGAAACTCGTCCTTTTGCTCAAGACTATGCCAGACGAACACTGATGTTTGGAAATTTTGCACTACCAAGAGTGGGCGGTACTGACTTGTATCAGGGATTGCACATTTTGCTTAATCCAAACGGTGATGCAGCCGGGAGACTCAAAGCCTCGGAACAAAATAAAGCATTGGCTGCTCAACTCAAAACCAACAGCAAATTGGTCAGACTATTTCTTAAAGGTATTGCCGACGGCACCTTAGATCGAGTTGCTGCCATTCGTATCATGTATAGACTTGAAGGACAAATGGCCATTGATATCAGCAACTACAAGAGCCTGCGTAGACTTATGACAGATTGGGAAAATCAAACCACATATCAAAAACAAATGTGTGTAACCAGACTGCTTCAATATTATAGAATCCGAGGTCGTCGTAGCGAACTATTGCCAGTGTTAGAAGCACTAGCTCGTAACAAAGGCTTAGAGTTAACAGATGTAGCCAACGCCGAACTAGCAGCCATTGGTGCAGGCGGCATTGTAGGTTCCAGATCAGGCAACGGGTTTCTTTCAACCATAGCCAAAGTTGCCGCAGGTGCTGCAATTGGAGCAGCACTAGGACATGCTATTTTTAAAACTGATAGTTCCAAATGACAGACAAAAAATCTTACATGCTTCCGGGCAAGCACCTTGGAGCCGACCCAGAGTTTTTTACTGCTTGGACTCTCTATGACATCAGCCCAACCAGCCCAGAAAATCTCACAAGGCTAATGACCATTATAGCCAATAGAGGACAACCGTTGTTGGCCGGTATAGAGATTATTGAATCGCAGGATTTAACAGATGGATATTTTGGCACAGAATACAATGGAGTTCACAGAGTCTGTTGCTTAAAGTGGATTGCCAGTGGCATTGCACAAATGACCGAAGAAACCTTAATGAAAGATGCCGAAGGCATAGTAATGCAACTCAGCAAGCACGATACTGTTAAATTGCCCGGAAAAATTATCACATCAGGACCCCAAACAAACACCTTTTTTATTAGGCACGATTCTTTTTAATTTGGCTAAATATACAGTAAATTTAACATCCGTTATAACAACTCACCCTGGCTCCAAAATTTGAACTAAACAATACACTCAAAGCACGATGCTTTGCTGTGTAATTTTACATTGGAAAATAACGGAGTTTACCAGGGCATGGCCGCTACGAAAATAACGGAAAGTACCAGTCTTGAAATGCACGTTGAACTGTGTGCAGAAAGGTACAATCGCTTAGAAGAAAAATTTGAGCTAGTTGAAACTAGACTTGATAATCTTCATAGAGATTTTAATTCATTCAAATCTGAAAATTCCAAAAACATGGCTGATATCAAGACCATGCTATCCAATGCAAAAGATGAAAAGTTCAAGGTTATGGTAACTGTGACCGGTACAGTAATTGTTAGCTTAATTGGCTTGCTTGGTTACCTTCTAACACATTTGCCAAAATGAAAATAGTAGTAGAAGCCAAGATTGTATGGGCCCGTAAAGGCAAAAAAATAGCTAGAAAAGTGCGTTGTACTTCTGGACGACGCAAAGGTAGAGTTGTAAGTTCTGCTAGTAGTTGCAGTAAAAAAGTTGACATTAAAAAGAGGATGCAGTTTAAGCGTACCAAAGCTAGGATGCGTGGCCGCATTATCATGAAAACCAGAAGAACCAAAAAGTTTAATCCTTTGAGCAAAAGAGTAACCAGATTAAACAAAAGAAGACGCTAAATAGATTACTGGAGAACACAATGAAATTTAACGATATTACATCAACCAATCCGGCCCAGGCAGCAAAAAAGGCTTTGCGTAAAGAAAGCATTGAAGTAGCTGATCTAGGTGGCCGTCGCCTACGCGAAGAACTTCAACGTGTAAACGAAGAAATTGACACACTGGCCAGTAAGGGCGGTGAAGCATATACTAGGGCAATCCTTCACAGAGAAATCTACGAAGATATGGCCAAAGTTGATGCGGTAATCTTTGAAGCTGATTTAGACGACGAAAATATTGAGCAAGCAGAAGTTGTCATCGCTGCCCGTGCAATGAATAACGAATTTCAATCCATGATTGAAGATGTTGCTGACATGCTAGGCAGCGACATGATTACTTTAGTAGATCAAATCAAAGCTCGCTTTGGTGATGCTGCTGGTGAACAATATGCACAAACAGTCAAGACTGCACTAGAAGGTGCAATTGATACCCTAACACAAACCAAAGACAGCCTAGATGGCGCTATTTCAGGATTGACTGGACCAGCACCAGCAGCCGAGCCGGCAGCACCTGCTGCTGACGCCGCAGCGGCTCCTATCTTCCCAAGTAGTAGTGGCCCAGAAGCCGAAGCCACTGGACGGGAGATTAAGAGTGACGCTGCTTGAACTAGTTAAAGCTGATCAGGGTTTTGCTAATGCTGTAAAGATGCTGATCATTCGTGGTCAGAATCAAGGCCAGTCTAAAATTCTGATGAAAGACATGATTGCCTCATTGAACAAAATGGGTTTCAGTGCTGGTGGTCAGGTCAATGCTATACGAGAACTAGTGGCCACATTCAAGGCAAAAAATGATAAACTAATTTCTGATGTTAATAACGACGAAATTACACTGACAACAGTTCCTTCGGCAGATACACAAGATCAAGCAGAACTAAACAAGATTGAAATCAGCAAAGATGCAACTGCCGCAGCAATGAAGGAACTAGGACTATGAGTAGATTAATGTTAACTGCTGGCGAAGCCAGAACCAAAGCTCTGCAGGATCTTATAGTTTTACGCGAAGTTCGTGACCTAGAAGAATTTATTCTAATAGAATCAGCAGCCGGAGGATACCAAGTCATTGTATCTACAACAACAACCATGGCAAAGAATGCTGCCGACACCGGCTATGCACTAGCAGCCGAATATTACGATGTATGGGTTGGCGCTAGCGATGACAGGGCCAAGTCTTTGCAAATGGCTAAGGTAGTACAATACTTCACCGACCTTGGTTATACAGTTGATCGCCAGACCAACTCAACTACCCAGACCACATTTCAATGGGTCATTTCTTGGTGACATATAGTCATTGACTTGTGTAGCAAATCTTGCTATACTAAATGACAATGACAACTTATAATCCTAAATTCAACTATCAAAAATTAGCTAGATCTGAAGGTGCTACTAGACTTTATACTACACCTGATGGCGACCGGCTCCCCTCTGTAACCACAATTCTAGACAAGACCAAGTCTGAAGAAAAGAAAGCCGCGCTAGCACAATGGCGAGCCAGGGTTGGAGAAGAACAAGCTCAAAAAATCACAACCGAAGCCGCCAATCGTGGAACTCGGATGCACACCTACCTTGAAAGATACATCAAGGAAGGAGCAATGCCACAAAAAGGATCCAATCCTTTCAGCTGGCCCAGTTATGCAATGGCTCAAGAAGTCATTGACAAGGGCTTGATTAATGTTAGCGAGATTTGGGGAGTTGAGGTACCTCTGTACTTTCCGGGCTTGTACGCAGGAACTACAGATGGTGCGGGCATACATCTAAATGAAGAAGCTATCCTAGACTACAAGCAAACCAACAAGCCCAAAAAGCGCGAGTGGATTGAAGACTATTTCATTCAACTCTGCGCTTATGCAGAAGCACATAACGAATTACATGGCACTTGCATTAAAAAAGGCGTTGTGCTAATGTGTGTTAAACCCGAACTAGATCAGGATCACAACATTGTTGGTAAACCAGAATATCAAGAATTTGTACTTGAAGGAGCAGACTTCAGGTACTACACTGATCAATGGCTCAGGCGTGTCGAGCAGTATTACAAATTAGTGTAAACGATATCAACTTAACAAACACCGCAAATAAATATCAACGTGGAAGCCCGCAACTTAGATCATTGGTTCTCAGATAGGCAAAGTCGCTTACTGGCTTGGAGAGAGTGGAGAGAACAGTTATCTACACTTTCTGACAACGACCTTTACAACGAAATTGCACAATGGTGGAAGTTTGTACCCTTGGTAAACAAAACTTTTGACCCTTGGCGTATGGAGACTTGGCCTAATCCCTGGGATCTAGTTGCTGGCGGAAGCTTTTGCCCTAGTGCCCAAGGCCTAGGCATTTTTTATTCTTTAGTGTTAGCTCGTATCGATTGCGAGCTAATACTAGCAATTGTTGACAATAAAGCTAGACTACTAGTAATTTTACCAGATAAAAAGATTTTAAATTACATAGATGGCGAAGTAGTTGACATTGAAAAAACTGATTTGCAAATTTTGAAAGTATGGGCTCCTAGCGATATGACTAGGCTGGTTAAACTGTAAAGATATTGCGTCACCCACCTTGGTTAAGTAAGAAACTTACTACTCCAGGGAGAACAACAATGGATCAATTGGTAGAACTTATGAGCAAGAGCACAATTAATGTAATTAAGAGAGACGGTAGAAAAGAACCGCTAGATATTAATAAAATTCATATCATGGTTGAGGAAGCCTGCGAAGGCTTAGCTGGAGTAAGTGTAAGTCAAATCGAAATGAATGCTGACTTGCAATTCATTGATGGTATCACAACTGCTGATATTCAAGAAATTCTCATTCGCAGCGCCAGCGACCTAATCAGCTTAGAAAAGCCTAACTATCAGTTTGCGGCTGCAAGACTCTTGCTCTACGGACTACGCAAGGATGTATTTGGTCAGTTTGACTATATTCCTTTGTACGACTTGGTCAAACTAAATGTTGACCGCGGAGTGTACGATGCTGAACTGTTGACTCAATACACAGAAGCTGAATGGCGTCAGCTAGATGTGTATATCAATCATCAAAGAGACTTGGACTTTACCTATGCTGGTATGCGCCAAGTAGTAGACAAATATCTAGTTCAGGATCGTAGCAGTGGTCGTGTGTACGAGACTCCTCAGTACATGTACATGATGATTGCCGCTACCTTGTTTGCAACCTATCCTGCTGATAAGAGACTAACTTATATTCGCCGTTACTATGACGCCATTTCTACTTTCAAAATCAACATTCCAACTCCAGTGATGAGCGGTGTGCGTACACCTATCCGTCAGTTTGCAAGTTGTGTTCTAGTTGATGTTGACGACACGCTTCCTTCAATCTTTAATAGTTCTACCGCAGTTGGATATTACATTGCACAGAGAGCAGGTATTGGTCTCAATGTAGGCCGCATTCGTGCTATCAATTCTAAGATTCGTGGAGGTGAAGTAGCACACACAGGTGTTATTCCCTTCTTAAAGGTCTATGAGTCTGTGGTGCGTAGTTGCACACAAAACGGTGTGCGCGGTGGTAGCGCCACTGTGCATTTTCCAATTTGGCACAAAGAGATCGAAGACATCATTGTATTAAAGAACAACAAAGGCACCGAAGATAACCGTGTCCGTAAGCTAGACTATTCAATTCAACTCAGTAAGTTATTCTATGAAAGATTGCTCACTGATGGCAACATCAGCTTGTTTAGTCCTCACGATGTACCAGATCTCTATGAAGC